CTCGTCTTACCATCACTTGTAATATAACTCTGTCCTATATTCAATTTTCCATAACTTGCTACATAACTTTTTGCATTAGCTAAAGACCAGTTCCACCCTTGCGCTGTTAACCCCTCATGTGTTGGATTACTAGGCAATGTTGAAAGCTATGCAAATTCTTCTGCTGTATATGATTTAACTAAAGTACCATCATAGTCATAGAAATTAACATCTTTTTCAGTTAATGTTTCCTATTGTTTATGAACATAAACCGTATTAATCTTCTATAAACCCTATGCGGTTTTTATATTTAAACTCATTTTTATTCCTCCTTTTATATAAATTTTTACCTATATAAAAGTATTTTCCCAAAGCAAAAACTATAATGCTTTGCAATAAGGGCTTCAAATATTTATAGTATATTAATAAATATTTGAGAAGTTAAAAAATTTATGATATAATATATATAGAAAATAAATAAGGAATACATTATAGCAAACAAGTTTTGAATGTGTAATGATTTTAAATTTATTTTCTAAGAGATATATAATATTTTTATATTAATGTTTCATTTTATTTCTAACTCCTAGTCTATTCTAGGAGTTCTTTTTTTTTAGAATAATTTCAAATATTTGGTTAATAATTTTAATAATTTGAAAAAGTAATAATTTCATGGTATAATATATATAGAAAATAAAAAATACATATAGAAAGAAAGAAATGTATAGTTTATTTTTAAATGATATGTTTTATTTCTAGCATATCATTATTATAATTTAATTTTATTTAAAACCCCTAGTTTTTACACTAGGGGTTCTTTTTTTAGAAATTTTGTTTTCTATATTTTGCATAAAATTCAGTAGGTGCCGCGCTCTGCCCCGCATAGTCTGTGATAGTCTTTCCGGCTGTGCTGGGCTTGACTCTCACGCTGTGTATGCGCTCCAGGCCCTGCTCGGTTTTGATATTAAAACTCATTTTTTATCACCCCCGTCCAAGATTTTCAAAATCTCATTAATTCTGTCTCTTTTTGCCTGCCGCTCTTTATGCACCGCGTCCATGTCATACGGGGCTTTTATGCCGCATACAGAGTATTCATACGCTTTTATTACCTCGTAATCGCTTGCGCGGAGGTCGCACTCAAGATTTCGGATTTCCTGTTCAAGCAGTTCTCTTTCGTTCATGCCAGCACCTCCTTAGCCGAAAGGAATTATCGGGCGCACGCCAATCGCGCCGGACGCGACGCTGGTGCCAGCATTGCCGGCGCCGGCGCAATTCGCGAAATGCGCAGAAGATACAACAGAACGCAGCCAGAAGTCGCCACGGCCAAAGCAAACGGGATTGATGAAATTGAAAACGGGTAACTTTTCGTCATCAACACCTATATCATACGCGCTACTCGACCATACCATAGAGCCGTAAAGCTGAACCTCATTCATCAACTGCAATTCGGTAGTTTCCCACGCCCATGCGCTGCTTGCACCTGTCATACCCACGCCTGCCATAGACGGGGTGCTTGCATTGATAGCTGTCGAAAGCAGAGTCTTATGAGATAAGAGGTGATTTCCGAGCATGGTCTTGAGGCTCTTAGCATAACACGGGAGCGTTATTTGGTGCATATCCGAGTTAAAATATGCTCCGACTGTGATGTTCGTGCCGTTCATGTTCGCCGTCGTAGCAAATCCCGCTCCTTTGGGAATAAGTATAGCATGATGAGTAGTAAGAGCCGTACCCATGTTATAGTAGTAATCGAAACCCGCAAACATGAGCGTAACGTTTTCGGTCTTTGTCAGCTTTGTTGCGTATGTCTTTCCGCTCTGCGGTTCGGTGTCCTGCGTTAACGTCCATGTTCTCGCGGTTACGTCCGTACCGCCGCCCATCTCATAATAATCAACACCGCTTTCAAACGTTGCACCTGTGTATTTGGTCATGATGTCCGTAGTGATAGACACCGTGAAGTAGTCGCCGAGATAAAGGTCGTCGAACGAGCCGTCATGCACCTTTGCATATATCTCGTCTACCGTATACACGTTCGTTAAGTTTGCACCGCGAAAGATTGCGTTGTGGTTCAAGGGGTTAGCCATCATGACGGCGAGATTATTTTTGTATGCAGTCGTGAAATCCTCTGTACTGAGTTGCTTGCCCTGCACCTTGTCAACCTTGCCGGCAAGCGCGTCATAAACGCCGTTACTCTCCACAGGATTGCTACTGCCCTCTGTGGGGGTAGTGTCGATAGTTAATGTATCTTGCTTGCCATTAAGAGCGTTTGTCACAACCTTATTCTGAACAGGATTTGTACTTGTCGTATCAAGTCTACCGTCAACAATAGGAGTCGAGTAATCAATACCATTTCTAACAAGTTTACCCATTACTAATCGCCTCCCTTATCTGTTCCTTATCTTCCTCAGAAAGGTTAGGATAAGAAGCGAGTATATCTTCTAAATCTTCCCCAGCTTTTATTCTGCGTTCAATAACTCTTAAATAAATTCTAAGAATACTTGCACTCATATCTCCACCTCCTTAGAATATTCCATAGAGTTCCGTAATTGCTTCTTCAACATCGGCAATTCTTAAATCTGCCTCTGCAACCTTCACATTTGTCTCGACAATTTTCTCATTATTCTCTGCTTCTTTCTCAAATATTCCCCAAACTTCTTTGGGGACTTTTTGTTCTTCAAAGGTATAATAAACTCTAGTTTCTCCCTCTTCTTCGCGTTCATGCTCTTCAATATTCCTACGAACATAAACCCAGTTCATAGATGAAGTACTATCTATAAGAACAGGATAAACCGAGCTTTCGCCGCCGTACCATGTACTCATTTAAATCCCTCCTATAATATTTTTATCATAACAAGAGATTTTCTATCTCATTTGTTTTATATTAATCAACTTCTCTATATGCTTCATAAACCATTTATGACAATTCGCGTATCTAACAAAACCCGCATAGACAACAATCTGCCGCGCATCATAAATATTTGGTTTAATTTTCTTAAAAATTCTCTTTGCTTTTCGCTATGCACGTAAAGCAATACTACTTCTTAATCCAACTTTTTTCCTATAGAATTTAAATCCAAGAAAGTCAAGGAAACGTCCTTTTTTCTTCCTACTCTTTGTGCTATCTAAAAAGAAAACTTGCCAATTATTCTTAATTTCTAAATTTAAATTATTCTTAACAAACTAAGAAATTTCTTTTCTAATCTTATGAAGTTTTCTCTTATTAGAGCCAAAAATTACCATGTCATCCATAAAACGAATGTAATATTTAACTCCCCAATATTCCTTAATCTTATGGTCTAATTCTGTTAAAATAAAATTAGCAAACCACTATGATGTAGTAAAACCTAAAGGAATTCCTTTAGGAACAGTTTTAATAATCTTCTCCAAATATTCAAAATATTTCTTATCTCGGATAATTTTTCTTAACTTCTTTAATAGTATGTCCTAATCAATACTATTAAAGAATTTTTTAATATCCATTTTTAAACAATATTTTGTTTCCTTCTCATGCTTCTAAATCCAATTTTTAGTAACCCAAACTCCTCTATGGAGTCCTCTTCTAGGAATACTAGCATAAGAATGCTCATACATTCCTTTCATTAAATAAGGTTTTAATACTTCAATAACAGCATGGTGGACAATAATTTCTTCAACTGTAGGAACGATTATTTCCCTTTTCTTTGCCGAGATACCATCATTAATAGTAATTGGTACATGATGCGCCGGCACAAAGTCCAATATCCATTGTCTTACAATTGGTATATATTCATCAACATGGTCTCTTATATATCTTAATTTTCTATGTCTTTGATTATTTTTCCTCTTATTCTTTGCCGCAAGTCCAATAGCATTTCGAATATTCTATTCATCAATCATTTTCTCATATAATCCATTATATGATTTAATAATAATCACTCCTTATTCTTATATCTTCATCCATTTTGGGTTAAAAACTTACTAACAGATGCTTGCAACGAATCATTTTCACCAAGGGGTGAGGAAAACATGGCGCATTAATAAAGGAGTTATAAGAATGAAAGCCGCGATGTTCCAGTTGCGATTAGAAGCAGCGTTGTTCAGGTTAACATAGAAAGCACCATCATTAGCACCGTTGTTCGAGTTGCCACCAACAAACGCGAAGTCGCGCCATGAATCCCTTTTTATAATATTAGATTTTTAAAGTTATTTAAACTTTATTGCAAGATTTTGATATATTATTAAATTAAAATTATATTATTTTTGGTGTTGTTCTGCCTACATCAAAGGGGCAGCGCAAGCGCTTCCCCTCTTGGCAGGAGCTTCGCTCCTCCCAATTCACCCCTTTCTGCAAGTTTTGCAAGAAAGCCGTGCCGCGACGACCCAGTAGCGATAAGAAGCAGCGTCGTACAGGCTAACATAGAAAGCACCAACACCAGCACCGGAGCTCGAGTAGCCACCAACACAACAGTATCCAGTACCATTATAATAATAATCTTTAAAATACAATGTAGAATAGGCTCCTACTTCAATAGGTAAAAATCCCCATAATCCATATTGCATTTTACTTACATAGTTATTAGAAGTAGGTTTATTGCCTACCGTTAAATATCCAGTTCCCGCTGTGCTATATCCCGCCGCAGTAGTACCGTCTAAAGTTGTATAAGTTAATTTATACTTATAAATATTATCCGCCGCTCCAATTAATCCAGCGATTCTATCCCAAACTAAGCTCCACCAGTTTTCCATACCAAAAACTTTAACAGCAGTAGTTCCATTCGCAGTAGAGCCATAGAATAGCCCTTTGTTATCCAATGAACCAGTAATATAAACTTCTTTACCAGACTAAGAGCCACTGTCAATACCTCTACCAAACTTACTCTAAGTATCAATACTCTTAGAAATTAAAACTAAAAGTCCATTAATTAAAACTCTATCACACCAAACACTTGTATACCATTCTTTTTTAGTAGTAGCATTATTAGCTTCTGCTCCTGTAATTTCTTCAGTAACAGTAGTTTGTCCATTAAAACCAAATTGCGTCCACTTTTCATCATTGAAAGCTTCAGCAGTTTCTACCGCAGTAGTGCATTCCCACATTTTTCCCTAATAATTAACTTTTGCCCCAACTTCATAGGTGCTACTAGAAGAATATGCAGTTGTGCTCCACGGAGAAAGTTTCTTACCAGATAAGGACCTCATTTTACCATCATATGTAACTCCATTATAAATTGAAGTATAAAAATGGTCAATAACATTCCCTTCACTATCTAAATTACTCCAACATTTATAGCTATTATCAACCTATTTATTTGAAACATAGAAGTAACCTTCACCAGAGGCTACACCAACTTCATACTTGTACCAAATAAGGGACCATTCCATCATCGCATTTCCATCGTAACCATAATTACTAATATCAGAAGCAGTACCATCTTCTTTTTTAGAATAATCATTAGGATTTAAATAATAGTCAACAGTACCATCACTCTTCAACATACAGGGGCGCGGCATAAAGAAAGCATTCTTCCAACTTCCATAATTAAAGGTTGTTGCACCCATAGAAGCAGGAGTCATACCAACTGCGTCAGCAAGATAAGTAACGCAGTCAGAAGAATCACTTTCATCAGGATTTATATGAAAGCCATAAATAAAAGTTGTAGGCTCCGGCTTAGCATCAGTAATAAAATACTCTTTATTATCAGTATATTTCTCTGGACCAATTGCATTGTATTCTGCCTAAGTTAATTCAACGTGGTCAGCCTTTAAGTTAGCAATATCGCTCGTATTAGTTGCTAACTATGTTTTTTCAGCAGTAGTATAATCTTCTGTAGATAACTGTTTCCCATTAATCTTATCAACTTTTCCATCTAATTCAGTATAAACTCCACCAGATTCAACTAAATTATGAGAACCAGAAGTTGGAGTAGCATCAACTACGGGAGTATTAGTAATCTCACTATAACTATAACTAGGTTTAGTCAGTGCTTTTGCCCAATCACTAACATCACTAGCAGGTCTAGCATCAGTTAATCTCGTATCATTACCCATAACGACCTAAGTTGTACTAGCATTTCCACTCGCCGGCACATCTTTACTTGCCGCTGTACCTAAATCAGAGCTATTAGCCTTTCCAGCTAATCCCTATACAACAAAAGAATAAACTCCGCCAGATGAAACTAAATTTTCACTATTCTCAGTAGGAGTCTAATCCATATCATCATCATCTGTTTTTAATACAGGGATGTTCTCAGGAATACTACTTGCCGCAGCAGTATACTCTGCAGAAGTACCAACCCAAATTATTTTATAATGACTTCCTTCACAATCAATTAATTCAATATTTAATTTATTATCAACAGTAATTTCAGTTTGTAATCCACTAATTAAATCCCCAATAGGTATAGTAATTTCCTAACCATTATCTAATACAAGAATAAGATTTTTATTCTAACTATCATATCTACCAGAGACAACCATTGTTTCTAGCGGCAAATCAATTGTCTATGGAGTTCCTAACGTATCTCCATTTTTATTTTTTAAAGTAGCAGTTAACACATATGTACTACTATTTAATTCTAAAACTAAAGAAGTAGCATAAGCAGTAGAACTACTACCTCCACCTCCAGTGCCGCCTCCTTCAAAAGGATTAAACCATTCCATTCATTCTCACCTCAGAATATAATCCAAAAGTTCATAGCATTAATTGCCTAGTCAAATACTATACTCCTAATCAGCATATGCTCTTCTCTAGTTCTATAAGGGCTAAAGAAAATTCCACTAGAAGGAACTTTTAAAGGATTATGATTAATTTTAAATGTTGTGCCGGCTTCTGCCTCAAACCCAACAAAATCTAAATCAAAATCAGGACTTACACTAATACCATCAGCAAGCAATGCTTCATGAATTTTAGGAACTATATTCTCTTCTGCATTTGCTGTAATAGTAACAGTTCTGTAGTTAGAAATCATTATATTCTCACCTCAATTTAAATTAAAATTATCTACTGGAACAGCAATATCAAGTTCTAGTAATATCTATTTAACCCTATCTTGCTCTTCCTAAGTCTGCGCTGCTATTTCAACGATGTCACCTTCAACAAAGTGACCGCTTAAAAGTCCAATTAAAGATTTTCCATTCACAATTCTATCTTCTTGAATTCTTAGAAAAACCTAATGAGGAATAGAGGATAAGCCCCAATTGAACTATGTAGCAGTACGACCAATTAAACTCTTTTTAAGTCTATAAGTGTTAATAATCAACTGGCATCCCTCCTTTTGATTATTCTAAGAATAAAGTAGATTTTCAAAGGATAGGGTCTAAAGAGTATCTTGGCTTATTTAAAAAATTTTTCTTAAAACTTTGTCTTGCCGCGAGTCCAAAAATTTGGACAGTTGGCAAGACAAGGCAAAAAATTGTATAACTTAAACAATTTTTAACATCTCTTTTTGTTTAATTCATAGAATTTTTCAAAGCAAATAAAACTCATTCTTTATTCTAATCTTTCAATTCCAACTTATAAGTATCAGAACAAAACGAGGTGAAATTAAATGGCATATCAATCCTATGGTATGGCGGCACAACCACAACCGACAAATCAAACCATACCTTCTCAATTTCCACAGCAAAATGTTCAACCCCTATTCCCCTAGCCACAAGGAAATGTCTACTCCATAAACTCAACCTTAGAAGTAGCAAATGTTCCAGTAGGCGCTGGAATATCAGTAGCACTTTGCTTACCAGAAAATGTAATGTACATTAAAACAATGCAAAATGGCAATCCTTTATTCTATCCGTATAAGGTAATCCCTTTCGAATAGGTAGAAGGCACGGCGGCACAAAGTGAGAAAAAAGAAACTTCTTCAATTTCAATTGAAGACCTTTCTTCTTAGGTCAAACGCTGTAGTGAAAAAATTGAAATTCTCGAAGAAAAACTAAATAAAAAAGAAAGGAAGTTTGATATCTAATGAATAACCTACAAATGATAGCATAGCTAATGAAAGGGCGCAATCCTGAAGAAGCAGCTATGTCTCTAATTAAAAGCCAAAAGATTGATGACCCTAACATTAATCTTTTGATTAAGTTTGCTTAGACAAACCAAACTGAAGATTTTGTTAATCTCGCTTAGCAACTCTTTAAGTAGAGGGGTCTCGACTTGAATACTGAATTCTAGTCTTTCATGAAACTGCTTAAATAAGTTCAAAGCGTGAAATAAATTTTAATGAGGTGTTTTAAACAATGGGAGAAAATGGATTAAGTATTGCTGATGCTCTTGCTTTAGCAAAAGGTAATGGAGACAATGATTTCGGCGGCAACTCTTTGTGGTGGATAATCATTATTGTACTCTTCTTTGGCTGGGGCGGCAATGGTAACTGGGGTAACAATCGCAACAATGGTAGCGATGTAGTTGTAGTTCCTAATACTTTGGGTTCTAGCTGTTGCCCGCCTGCTACCTTAACAAGCATGACAGATGCCTTTAATTTCCAAACCCTAGATGGAGATGTAAGAGGAACTCACGATGCTGTTGTTGATGGTTTCTATCAGACAAATCTTGCAGTTACTAATCTTGGAACAGCTATTGCAAGTGGCTTTGCCGGCGCAGATAGAACTGCTCTGCAGAATACTGCGGCAATACAAAACGGCTTATGTAACGGATTCAACAGCGTAAATACAAACTTAAACAATATGGCTTTTGGTATTCAAAATGGTTTAAATACTGGATTTAATGGTGTTCAATCTGCTATTACTAGCACTAACTATGCAATCAAAGATTGTTGCTGCGAAAACCGTCAAGCTAATATGCAAACTAACTACAATAACCAAGCAGGTTTTAATGCTGTTACCACAGCTATTGCAACAAATGCTTGCGATATTGAACGTGGACAAGATGATATTCGTTACTTAATGGCTCAAAATCAAAGTCAGACATTAGTAAGCATTGATAAGCTTGGAGATAGACTGATAGACTACATGAATCAGAAAGAAATGGATGAACTTAGAACAGAACTGCAAAATGCTAAGTTCCAGATTTCTCAATCTGCTTAGACTGAACAGCTACTTAGTCAGCTGTAGCCAATCTCTAGGCCAGCATACATTACTGCTTCACCTTACCAGTCTCTTAACTACAATGCTGTAAACGGTTGCGGTTGCGGTAATTTCTGAGGTGAGTTAAATGGCTTGCCCAAATAAACTTTGTAATCATTTAATTATATCAGAGTCAGTTACTTTTACTGACCCAAATCTTATTATTAATATTCCTGCAGGAAGTTATAATAATAATCAGCGCTATTGCTTAGCAATTGGTTAGGATATTCCTGCAACAACCACAATCGCAGCAAGTGTTGGAATTACAATAGGCGATGATACAACTATTTATCCATTAGTTAACTCAAACTGTACTAATGTAAGTGCTTGTAAAATTATTGAAAAAGGAATTTATCCAGTAGTAGTAAGAACTAATATTCAATCTGGAGTCTTTAAGCTATTAGAAAATCTCAACTGTTGTAATGGATGTTCTGCCGCGGCACCATCCCTGCCTATTCCAACAACACAAACGCAGACTACAGGAGGTGAGGGCTAATGGACGAACTTATGAGAAGAGTTAAGAAAGAACTTTCAACTATTGCTGATAAAGGATTAACTGCTTCTAATCTTGATACTGCTTATAAGCTTATTGATATCTATAAAGATATTAAAGAAGCAGAATACTATGACCATTGCAATGAAGGTGAAACTTACGGTGCTAGACGTGGTGGCAGTTACTATGGTGAAGAAGAACATCGTCATGACCATGATGAAAGATATAACAAATCCTATCCTCTTGATGAAAGAGAAGAGCGTTATATTACTAGAATGAGAGAAGGCTTATATAACTATGATGCAGGACGTATGCGTTATAGGGATGGCGGCTCAAAAGAAAAAATGATTGATGGCGTAGATATGGCAATGGGAGCTTTAGTAAACTTTGTTGAATTCATGCTTGATAATGTTGAAACCTCTTAGGAGAAAGAAGTAATTCGTAAGCACATTGAAAAAATGAAGCAACTTTAATGTATGTTTACTATAATAACAATCCCTTTAAACGTCACGTAAATGATTGTTCAGTTAGGGCAATAGCTTTGGCAACGGGTCGAAGTTGGGATTAGACTTATAGAGAACTTTCAAATTATGCAAGAGAAGAAGGAATAACGTTTTCAGAAGTTGAATTTATTAACGAATATTTAAGTCGCAAATACCCAAGATATTGTGAGAAAGAAAGAGATAAGATTGTTACTGTGGGTGACTTTGCGAATTTAAAATTAAAAGGAATTTGGCTTTGTACTATGCGTGGTCATATTACCTGTATAATAGATGGAACAATTTATGATACGTTTAATCCTTCTGACCACTATCTTTGGTGTGCTTACTAGGTTGAATAACGAAAAGGAGTAGATGACCCTAACATCTACTCCTTTTCTATTTTAATGAGGTATTTATGGGACAACTATTGCCGCCCCAATAAGGTTAAAATTCAATTGTCTGTTGCGCTGCCTATTGAGATGCGGCATATTTAGTTAATAATATCGCATCTGCTTCATCTGTGGTAACTTTAATATCATAAAGCTACTAAACTTTAATCTATGCGCTTTTTTTCTAATCAGACCTTGTTTTTCCTTTTATATTATTAGCTGTTCTCCATGTAGATGGTGGAATAATCAAATATGGAATTCCTTTTTCATAGCAATAATTTTTTAATACTCCTTGTAAATGAGCAAGTTTCTTATAAGTAAGAACTGCTGTTTCTCCATCTTCAAACTTCTACAACTAAATATCTTCTAGGCAAACTAAATCAGGATTGTGCTAATCTATCATTGAAGCAACCCAAGCTTTAGTCTAAGCGATTCTTTCAGTAGATTTGGCACCATGACTTGTCCAAGAACCATAATTAACTAAATTCAATCCATCAAATATACACCAACCGGATGTAATTGAAGCCTAGTCAAAACCAAGAACTCTATAACCAGTTTTCTTTTTTGGCTTTTCATTAACCTTATGAAATGGCTAATACTAGCATATTAAACATTCAACATGACCAGCTCTCCAATCTTCGAAAGGAAAATGAACTTCGTGCCCACATGGACAAAGAGCAGTTAAGTCAGTCTTTAAATTTACATATTCTGTAGAAATTAAAGACCAACCTGCTTCTTCAATAGACTATTTTACTTCTTCATATTTAATTTTCCCCATTAAGTACCACTGCTTCCGAAGCCGCCAGTACCTCTTTCTGTATTTTCATTTACTTCTCCCTCTTCCCAAACAATCATTGGTACTGGGGAAATAATCATTTGTGCAATTTTATCTCCTTTATTAACTGTATATGGCTCATTACCAGAATTCCACAAAAGAACTTTAACGATTCCTCTATACTGACTATCAATTGTCCCCGGGGTATTTGCCACTCTAATACCAGTCTTTAGTGACATTCCTGAACGAGGACGTATTTGAATCTCATAAGCTTTAGGAATCTCAACCTTAATTCCAGTATTAACTGCAATAGTTTCTCCCGGCTTAATCTCGACTGTTTCACATGAATAAACATCAGCACCAGCATCAGAAAGATGTGCATAAGTAGGAAGTTTAGCATTATCTTCTACTTTTTGAATCTTAACTCTAATTTTCTCTCTAGGGTTATCATAAAGTTCAATAAACTTTAAAATAGAATTTTCAATAGCTAATTTCAAAAATTCTTTCTTGTTAGCACTTAAACTTTCTTCATCAAGTTCCTTTAAAAATTCCCTCGCCGCCGCAGCCTGTTCATCCATATCAAAATTGGGGTCGCGGCGCATCTCCATTCTAAGATTCTCTAGCATTTCAGCTTCATAGGCAGGATTATTATAAGTTTCAAACAATTTCTACTTCATTACTGGGAAAAAGGTATCAAAATCCTTATCTGGAAGCTCCAATATCTATGTAAAAGCTTCAATATCATCTGATGAAGCTCCATTACCAAAAATATTCTTAAAGTCATTAAAAACTTTACTACTTTTCTTGTCATTTAAATTAATATTAGCCATCATAATCCTCCTATAGAATATCTGTTATAATTTCATCTATTACATCGTAAAGATAAGCTTCATTAGCATCTAGCCACCAGTCATCTTTAATATGGTCATCATATTCCTGCTCTGTTATCTGAGTATTATCTAACACAATCTTACGAAGACCCTTAAGCTGACGCGCATAAAACTGAGCATGATTTAAATACTTATGAGCATCTTGTAGATTCCCACAGCTTCCTTCATGGAAAAGATAAGTGCTATTTTGTACTCCAAAACGTCTATGACCACAAACTAAAATAAAAAATGCACAGCTCCATGCTCTACCTATGTTATATGTATAAACTGGAGTAGTTGAAGTTTTTATCGAAGAGATAATACTAAAACCTGCATCTAAATCTCCGCCGAGAGAATCAATATAAATTTTAATTGGAGCGCGCTCTTCTGCTGGCACACCATCCATAGCATCCATTTTATTATAGAAGTAAATTTGACTATGAATTATATCTGCATCTTCATGAGTAATATCTCCACGGAGATAAATACAACGATTATAAAAATGGAAATTTTCAAATACATTTTCTACATCAGTTTGAAGTTCCGGTGCAGTAATTAAATCAAAGAAAGAAGGTATTTCATGACAATGACAATGACAATGATTATCTTCACTTACTTCCTTAGCGATTTCATCATAGACATTTAATACATCTTCTGCAAATTGTTCTTTAGACTTTAAAGACCCATCTGAATTAAATATTTCAATCTTACCCATATTATCTTTCGGCATTTAGTATATCCTCCGCTTGTTTAATTTGCTCTTTAAGATAAGCATACTATTCTATTAATTTTTGAACATCAGAATTTAAAGTAAACTTTGAAACATCAAACTAAGAAAGTTTTGTTTCAACTTTAGCTAAATCACATTTTAAAATTTGTAGTGATTCTTCTACAGCTTCAAAATTAACTTTATCCATAAGCCACCTCACTTTTTATTCTATTATTATTATATCATAGTTAGATTTAAAAGTCAATTAATTCACTTTTAGGCTTAGTTTTAAGTAATAATCTTTTATCAGAAGTCTATTGAGCCAATAACCTTTCAACTTCTTTATTACCTCTAAAATATTCTGCAAAGCTCTGTCCTGCCGCGGCACCATCTCGGCAATAAATCAAAAACTTATCAACAATTGGAGTGACATGATGAGGTGGGAAGTTCCCTTTTAACCCTATTGATTTTAATAACAAACCTGTCTTAATAATTCTAATTTCTCTTTGTTCCAGTGTCTCATTTTCAATTTGAGAAAGAGGATAATATGGATTATTTTTATAGGTTAAAACAAAATTCTTATCATAAAGAAAATTAACTTTTATTTTCTATTGAAATAAATTTTCAAATTTTTCTAACCGTTCATACTCTTCTATACTATAAGCTTTTGGAATATGATAGAAATAAAAATTATAATTATGATATTCATGGAAAAAATCGTCTGCCCATTTCACTTTTTCTATTTCATTATCTACTACATAAATATTTTTAAAATTTTCATTAAAACCACTTAAATCTTTAAAACCAATATGAACAAAAGAACTTTTCTTAAATCTTTCAAATGTACTTGCAGTAAACTTGTCATAAAATAAATCATAAGGAGCAAGGTCTGGCGGCACATCACGATATTTTTCTATTAAAGGGATTTCCTATTTATAAAATCCGTAGCCATACGTTATAATTTTATTTTCTTTACTATTTAACTATTTATTAGGAAAATTCTTATTAACCTAATCTTTAAAATAAATAAGATTAGTAAACCTGCTGAGGTCTTTATCAGCAGGTCTTACCATAGTAACCCTATCATTATTATGATAATGGTAATTATAAATCTTCATTAATGAAAAATTAGGATATTTTATAGATGAATGAAACAAATCTATATCAAATAGCCCAATGTTCAATTTATTCTACCTCCAATCTTTCATCACTATATTTAGTAATTATTCCATTTTCTATTTCTTCTATTTTTAAGAATAAAGGATATTCTGTGCCTTTATACTTTTTAGGAATAAAATTATCCCCTCTGCGAATTCCAGTAATAATTAATTTATTACCTCTCTGGAAAAAAGACTTCTCAAGCACGTGTTTTTTACCATCGTCGCCACGTGCCGATATTTGCTTATCCCATTTTGCAAATTGATTTTTCCAAACTTTTACAGTCACAACACCAGTTGTCGTTAATAAAGTTACCGTAGATTTATTTTTATCTTTATCAATAACCGTTCCTGCGACTCGATTAATCTCAAACATTGTAATTACTGAACCATCTTTTGTTGTAAAAGTTCTATCAATTTTTGGCTCTTCTGGTAATTCAAAAAAATCTACGACCCCATAAGCTCTATTATTTAAATCTGCAAGTTCATGGTCATGATAATAAAAATTTAGTGATTCCATTTCCCAATGAGATATAGAACCTTGTGCATATTTATCCGCAGTTTCATTATAAAGTCTATCATTCAAATCATTAAGAATTTCTTGCTGATTTGCCTTCATCCAATCCCTAACTGGGTCCATACCTTTCTTATAAATATTATCCCATGTTGTCTGTTTTATTTGTGCCGCGGCACTATCTCCATCTACAACAACATTGGTTAATAAATCTTGGGAATAATTAGCAGTAAAGAAATTAAAAGCACGAGTATCAAGTTCATAACAATCATCTTTCTTTAATGTTTTCATATGCTTATTAAAATTATAAAGTCTACGTTCAAAATCGAGTTCTTCTGGTATCATTTTCTTTTCAATAAGCATATTCATATTTTGTAGAGTGATTCTCTTCTTTTTATCAGAAACTAAAGATAAATATTCTTTCATTATTTTTAGTCGGTCATTATTATAAAGACTATCAAATGCTCCACTCTTTATTAAAGAAATCATTTGAGTCTTATTAACTTTTACTTTATCCATAAAATCTTCAATAGAAACATAAGGACGATTTGTAAAAATCTTATAAACTAAATCAGTACCAACTTTTGTCAAGCCTTTCATACCATAAAGAATAGCATTTCTATCTTTATCAGGCTTAAAAATTAAAGCAGAATGATTAATATCTGGAGGAAGAATAGTTATACCTTTCGCTTTAGACTCTCCTATAGCTCTAGCCACTTTTCCATAATTACTAGACTTATGAGTAATTATTTCAGTTTCCTCATCTATATCTTCATCAACATCTAAAAGTAATAATTCCGTGCCGCCGGCATTAACTATTAAACAAGCACAGTTCCAATAAATTTGCGGATAATTTGTAGCTAGATATAACGTTTGAATACCAACGAAGCTATACGCGAGGGCGTGAGGGCGAGCAAACGCGTATCCCATTTGGGGTCCCATAGTAGTTTCCCATACGTACTCTCCTAAATTTCTGTTGGAACATTGCGATACAAATTTTTCTTTAAGAATAGGAATTTCTTCCATATGCTTCTTTGCTACAGTTTTTCTCGCCGCATTAGCTTCCTTTAAAGTGAAATTAGCTATCTTTGGGTCAAGGCAAACCATCATAAGAGATTCTTGGTCTGCCGGCACACCATAATTTGGAAGATAATATGGTTCAAGAACTTTTATTTCTTCTTCGCTCAATCCTCTTTCTCTAACTTCATCATACCATAAATTAATATCTTCTTTAAGTCTACAATAACGGTCTAATGGTCTTTCTTTGCCTTTTTCTCCCATAAGCCTCATTAACGCATTTGCAGAAGTTAACTCATTAGGATTTTTAGGTTTAACTTGCTTCGCTGTTGCAAGACCAACACCTGTACTAAATTGAAATACATCAAGTACTGTTCCCGCGGCAAGAGCATCCCACATTTTATTATCTTCAAGATTTAAGGCTTTTGGATGTAAAAACTTATCATATACTTCTCGAAGAGTTAAATTAGAATCCATTATATTATCTTCTTGCATAAGCTGAATACATGAGGTAATCTTATCACACACCTCAGTTAGCAGCATATCGTACTTCACGTCGCCTAGCCACTCTGATTGATGGAGGTCAAACTGAGTTGTAAGGTCTCCATTTGGACTTCTCATAATTGCATTTGTTTCAAAAGGAGAATGGTTATAGAGAATTACACCACTAGCATGCTGCCCACGCTTATTAACTAGCCCTTCTATCGACTGTATAATTTCAAGTAATCCCGGATATTTATTAACTTCATCAATAAAAGCTTGAATTGGTTTTCTATCTTTCTCTGGATTTCCATTTACTACTTCATCTATTGTCCATAAAAATCCACGCTCAACCGGTATAAGGCTAGATAAATATTGAGTTATTTCAACATCAAGACCATCAGGATAATTATTACTTCTATATCCGCGTCCTGCTGCAGCAATGGCGCTTCTTGTGCCCTCTGTACCAAAAGTACATACTTGAAGAACATTAAGTTCACCGCGCTCTTCTCTCATTTTCTTCAATATTGCAGGACGCTTAGATGGGCTAAGGTCTGTGTCGATATCAGGTAATTCCACACGTTCCTTATTAAGAAAACGCCATTCTGGAAGACCCCACTCAAGTGGGTCGAGTTGAGTAATCCCCATCAGATAATTACAAAGGAAACATACACTACTTCCACGACCAGGTCCGACAATAGAGCCACAATCCCAAAATAAGTCTATGTAATGTTGATAAGTATTAAAATACTTAAACAGCACATCACCAAGCTTATCTCCTACAGTTTTAATAATATCGGCTTCTACTTCTAGTCTTTTAAGATATTCTTCTTTAATTAAATCTTTTAACCTTAAACCTTCTAAACACTGATTAATCCAATAACGTTCCTGTATATCGTCACTATTTAAAAGATAATAAATAGTTGGATATTCATTAAAAGCTTCTGAATGTTTTTCATAACTTTTAACTTCTATTTCGGGAATAATAGGATTATGAGCCAATTCATAAGTTCCAATCTTATTATAAATTTCCATTGAATTTTCAAAGAACTGATTTACCTCTTCATGAGTAAAAATCTCGTCAAAGGCAGTATAAATTTCTTCTATACTCATGAAATGAGCCGCAGCATAAAATTCATCTACTTCTCTATCGCCTTCTTTGGAATTTAAATAAGCCTTATGAATTGGACGATGCGCCGCAGTAAGATAGTGTGCATCAGAACCAATTACTGCTTTAATATTATACTTATCTATATAATATTTTACAGCCTTATTGAAAGTTTTTTGGTCTTTTGATGTGCCTGCGGCAAGTTCTATGTAAAAATCATCACCAAAAAGATTTTTATTCCATATTAAAAAGTTATTAATTTGCTCTTCTAAATTATTAATTTTTTTCTGATTTTCTTCTGAGTTATCTCCCATTTTATATTCTGTTTTAAGCTTTTCAAGTGCAAGGATACGACCACCCAATTCTCCTCCAATACAAGCAGTAGTTGCTATTAAAGAATTTGGATATTTACGAAGTATTCCTTCTAAATCTTTCTTTTCTGTCGGAACTCTAGTCATTCCCCTACTAGAAAAGCTAAAATACCAAGCTTTTGAAGATAATTCTCTTAAAGCTCTATGACCAACAGTATCTTTAGCAAGAAGTATATAATGCCAGTATCTTTCAATGTTACCTCTATCATCTACAAGATAAATTTCATTACCAAGACCGCATTTAAAATCTTCAGGAAGTTCACCTTTTTCTTTAAGCTTCTTTTCAGTTTGTAACCATTCCACATGACCAGAAAGAGTTTCGTGGTCAGTTAAAGAAATACCGCTATAACCTAAAGAATAAGCAGTTTTCATCATATCGGGGATTTTATTAATACTATCCAATAAACGGATATT